TTTTCCATGTGGTCTTGATACATTACTCTATCACTATCACACCTTTGCATCATAACATTTATTTGATCCACATATAGCTGAGAAATGTACCAAAGTGCAGCACACGCTATAGTCAAGGCGCCACCTTGACCGAGGATATGTCTTAACCATTCTTCTTTTGTCATGTTACCTCCAAAAAAAATGCCTCCCCTAGTATGCTAGGGGAGGACTACAGAACTAACTGTTATGCCATGTAACGAGCTACATAGTAATCAGCAGCAGCAGGAGCAGTACCGAATGTTACGGTTGTTGTTCCACCTGATGTGACTACTGTGTATTCATCAACTCCGGATGGATTTGATTGTACTTGTTTAAGATATACACCGTTACGATAAATGTCTACTCCAGTTTCCCAACCAGTTGCAACAGCCTGGCTTAAAGCAAACGCAGTAAGGACACCGTTTGTAGCAAAGTCATCAAGCTGAGGAGCAAAGGAAACCTTGACTTCAGTTACAGCAGCATTGGCTACCTGAAGTGTGTCGATTCCACCATCAGATACCTTAAGACCATTAGCTCCCACTGTAAGAGTAGATCCGGAAAGATCAATAGTCAAGTCAGATACAGCAGCAGAACCATTGTATGAGGTCATGGACAAACCATTTCCTGCACTCAAAGCATTAAGATTCGCACCAAGAGCAACACCTGAGATAGTAGAGTTGGCCAGCTTTGCATTTCCAATAGCGGAATCAGCAATGTATATACCATCTGCATCTTTGGTAAAAGTACCACCGGATTCGCTTTTAAGTTTAAGATCAAGCTTTCCACTGGTGAACTGCATACCAGGATTTGTAGCAAGATCCACTGAGATTACATCAGGATCGCAGATGAATCAATAGCAATACCATCACCACCTGAAAATGAATCAGGTACTTGAGCATCAACATAAGTTTTGATTGCTGCTGCGGATGCAAGTTTAGATGCACTACCGACAAGGGTAGTCTCAATGTCTGAAGAGTTAATCTTTGCATAAGATACTGCACCATCAAGTAGTTTGTCTACGTTAATGATCGAATCTATAAGCTGATTTCTTACGAGTTGAATAGCCATGTTAGTCTCCTATAAAGGCTGATACACTGCGACCAACGTGGTGCCAATCTCAGGTATAAATGTTGTTGTTAATGTCCGAGCATCGACAACAGTGATTTCCACCCCTGTTCTTTGTCTCACTCCATTGTAATATATCACCAACGTATCCATATTAAAGGCTAATGGAGTCACGAAAGTCTGTGTAACACCATTGATTTGTGTACTGAGGTCTGACTCTACACTACCTGTACCAAAGGCTCCACTTGATGTACCAAACGCATCTACATTACTGGGTATTGCAGACATTATACTCTCCAGGTAATCTTGACTTCACGAACATTAAATGTTCCTGTGTCTGTCTTGACCCATACTTTTGCAGGCCAAGTATCTGCGACTTCGATCTCAATCTTTATGACTGAGCTAGTCATTGTATCTGTTGTGATACCAGTAGAGAATCCTACTTGCGTATCTCCAATGATACACCTGTCTCCTTCTGCATCTTCTGTAACACGCACAGTTAAACTGTTGGCTGAACTCAAACTATCACCATAAATCCACAACGCAGATAACGTACCGGACAGAGTAGGATACGAACGATACCCTCTAGATGTAGGAGTAAGGTCAAAGCCAATAAAACTAGTCCCCACTTCCGTATCAAAAGATTCTAATAGTTTGTAATGTTCCATCTACTTCTCTTGTTGGGTACGTTCTTCTATATCTTTAATCTCTGATAATGTATTTCTCAACAACCTTTCCATCATAACATTTTTCTTTGTAGCCTTTACAGGAGTCAACAAGCCAAACATATACAACCCATATGCAAAGTCACGATACACATCGAGGTCTTGTTTATTAAGTGACTTCAAGTACACAGACTCGGTCGGTATTGATACTTCCCCTTCTCCTGTAGGACTAGGCATTGTCATATCTTCTGCCGCAAACATTGATGCACGCAACATTTCTTTATTCATTCTTGTCATTGCAGCTGGAGCAATACCTGATCTTGATGCTACTTCCGAAAAAGCTGTTAGTCCAATAGCACGATGTAATAAATAATTTAAATATCCCGACATTCCTTTTTTTGTTCTTGCAAAAGAATAATACTTTCCTGTGCTGCTCAAAGGTCTGCCAGGTGTAGGATCTCTTGGAGCAAGGTTGTAAAGTTTTATTACTTCTTCAAGATTACCATTCTTTTCTGCTTGATTTATAAGCTCAGAAGGAAATGGTATGGGCCTACCACTTTGATGGGCACGATAACCTTCTACAATAAGACCCAAAAAAGGATTTCCTTGTGATGCAATAAATGCAGATTTAGATGTAGAATATATCATTGCATCACTTACTGCACGTAACAAACGTTCCTCTGTTTGTCTCTCTTCATTTGTTAAAGATTTAATAGAACCCGCCATAACTAAGAATGATGAACTCATTAACTCAAACATTGATATAGAAGGATTTACTGGACCACCAGCATAATAATCTGTACCTTCTGTGGACTCTGTAAAAATATTAAAGATTCTTGAATCTTGTTGTACTTGCATTGCACGATCTTCTGTTTCAGTATTTAATCTTGCTTGAACCTTAAGCAATCCTAATGATGGATTAGCAACATCACTTAAAATAGAACGATACATCGCATTGATTGTTTCAACACCCATTGTACGCATAAACGAATAAAAGTATATGTATTTAGATACATGTCTTTTTTCAAAACCAGTCAATGAACCATAATCTAACATTGAACGTCTAGCTTTTTCAGAAGCCTGGAGAATGTTTTCACCATCTTTAAGAGATTCAAAAAATATATATCTTCTCATTTCTGTGTCTTGTATTTTATTAAACTCAGCCCAAAAGTTTTTACCTGATGGAGAAAGATTATCAATAACTTTTTTTGCAAAGTTTTTAGTGTGACCAAAACCATAACGAGCTACTCCATCAGGAGTTAGTTGTGAATCTATTAAAAATCTAGTCCATTCTGTATCCATAAAATCTGCATCTGATCTTGAAAATGAGACTCCATTCTTTATCATTGATTCTCTAATCTCTCCTGCTGTAAAATCACGAATAGCACCATCAGATTGTCGTATTATTACTTCATCAGCTGGAGCTACCATTACTTTATTTGAATCTATAAAACCTGTAAAAGACTTTCTTCCAAGCCCACGAATAACTTTTCTTGCTACTGGGCCTGTAAATATACCCATACTTCCAGATAAAGCAACAAACTTCGCAGCAGTTCTTACTTTCATCTTACCGGACCCAAGAGCAGCAAAATATAAATATGCAGCAGTAACTCTGTTTGTGCCAAAAAACTTTAATGATGGATCAAAGTAGGCGCCACCTAACATTCTTGCAATACTCCAACGTCTTACACTTGAAAAAAAGTCTTTGAAAAAATATTTTATATATGAAGATGTTGGGTTTTTTGCTGCTGCAAACTGTTCTTGCAAACTAGTAAGAAATCTTTTTGTTTTCAGCTCTGAGTGAGAAATCATATCAAGGACTTTTGTTATCTGTTCTTGATTTGATTCTCCAAAAATAACACCAATATTTTTTTGGCCTATGTATTCAATACGTGGTTGCATATTTTTTATATTATTCAACATTACTTCATTGCTGACACCATAACGAGTCATATAATCTGACACACTTTGCATCTGTTGAGTAAACAATCCATCTGTTACTCCATCAGACCGTAAAGTAAGATTGTTTAAGTATTGTTGACGCATTGAAACAAGTATTCCTTCTCCTGAAAATAAATCTTTTTCTAACATATTTACAATCTTTTGTTGTTCTGTTGTCAATCCTGTTTCACTAAACTTCGTGCGTATTTCATTCAGTATTTTACGTGATTGTTTTTCTACCTTTTCAAAAGTTTTACTAGTTAATACTCCTTTGTCATAAAGATTTACAACAAAATCATTTACATCATTTAATACAGGACTTTCATTCTCTATCATTTTTGATAGATACTTATTAAAAAACGATTTTTGTATTTCTCTACTACTGTTTCTCCAAATGTCTACCGCCATTCCATCAAACAATGTTTCTCTTATTTGATGAATCCACAGTTCAAGTGTTTCCCCAGGTAGCAAACCTTTATTCTTCGCTATTTGTGCTGTATTCTTTAACCTTACTACCAGCTCTTCTGCGATTTCTTTTGTAGATTCTAAGCCCAATGTAGCTGATTGACTTCGTTCAAGATTAACAAACATGTCAGGAGAACGAGCAATAAAATCATCAATCTGCAATGCCATGTTTTCTGTTCTTTGTATTTGAAACATTTTTTCTGCCAAAGGAACAACATAATCTTCTTCCCCTGGCAACAGAAGAAGTTTCTTCTGTTGCAAACCGTAGTTTCTCATAGCAGGATTAAGTTTTCGAAGTTCTTCAATAACTTCTTTATAGTTATCTAGAGTTAAAGGTTTAATATTGTTTGGTTTCCAATAAGGTGCTTTTTTATCTATACGAATCAAGTCATATATATTATCTTTCCAACGAGCAGGAATGTCTTTTACATTGGGAGGAAGTTTGAAAAAACCTTCTACAACACTTTTCCATGTGCTTGCTCTATATATCTGTTCGGATACTACCTCCATGTTTTTTTCAAGGAAGTCTATTTGTTTTACAAAATCCTCATACTTAATATTTTTTAGATCTATGTCCATCTGTTTTGTTAAAAAATCTGTAACATTATCTCGGCCATACTTATCGGACAACTGCAAAAGTTTTCTGTTTACTGCAACACGCTCACTCTTTGTTTCTGCTTGTGCAACTTTTTTATCAATCACTTGATCTATACGTTGTTGTAAAGACGCAATCTTTTCATTAGTTTTATTTTGTATTTTTTCAATCTTAGGAAGAGTTTTTATATTGTTCAAACTATTTTTTATTGCTTGTTCTTCTATTTGTGTTGCTTCATTTAATAACTTTCTTGCTGCTTCATATTGATTTTTATGTAACGCTATATCTTTATCATATTGTTTTTTTAATGCTTTACGTTCTCTTGCATATGCAAAACGTCTTTTTGTTTGTGTTCCTTTCTTTGTGTATGTAGTAGATACAGTACTTTGTTTTGTCTTTAATGATGTTTCTTTATCCGTATATTTTTTTACGATTCTTTGTAAATCTTTTTTATACGTTTTTTCTAAAATCTTTTCTGAACGTACAACTTTACGTATGTAGTTATCAAACAATCTTACAGATTCATCATTTGCTTTTGTATCAATGATTTTTTGACGATCAGCTTGTAACTTTTCAAGACGAGGTTGGTATATAGATTGATAATCCACATCACCTGAAAACTCACTGCGAGCAGTAGGAGCAATGTCCATATCATCCTGTACTCTCTGAGTGTTCTGTATTCTTGATTGCTGTTGTATTTCTATGTCTTTGCGTATATAAGATTCCAATGTATCGTCAAAGTTCTTTACAGAATCAGGATGACCTGGACTACTAATCCTAGCTAATACTTCATCTTTGGCAGAGTTATGAGCGCGTACAATAGATTCTTCAAACTGTCTAAACATTGGAGGAGCATCATCGGACAACTTAAAAAACTCAGATATTTTTCCGGCACCTCTAGTGATTGTACCACCTTTAGTAAACATTAAACGCACAGCATTTACAATACTTTTCATCATAATGACAGACGAAGTAGGTGCTTGGCCTGACTTGACTAAGGTTTGCCTCAATGCTCCTGAAGGTATATCAGCCATTTGTGATGTAAATGTACCTGTCTTTAAACGTACACCATCCAATATATTTAAAGCCAGCTCTCCTTCTATTGTATCTGTCAATAGTTGTTTTTCCATATATGTAAAAGCAACAACTTCATCTTTGGCAAGTTTATTTAGTTTTACTTGCAGTTTACCAGGTAATGTAAAACCTGTTCGTCTTTGAAATAACTTTATTCTTCTTCCAGCTTCTGAAGTAAAGTTCCCTCCCTTAGACTCCATATAAAATCTTCGTTCAGCATTAAGCTTATTTTTTAAAGATTTATCTATATAGTTTTTATATGGAACAGCAACTGTCCTATTTACATAAATAAAATCATCTGCAATATTTTTTAAAAAGTTATCTCGCATCACATCTGACACAGCATTTCGTGTAGCAGAATAAATATCACTAGGTTTAAAAGAAAGATCGTTTACTTTCCAAACTCCCTTTTGTTGGAGAGAATCAAAAACTTTTCCCAAACGAATAATCTCATCAGGAATCAAAGGCTTTGTTCTTTGTTTTGTCAACAACTCATATCCTTCATTCCAAAGTTTCATAGCATCATCAGGAACACGTCCTTCCAAACGAGCATCATGCCAAAATCTTAAATCCTCCATTTTTGTTTTATTGACTGAACGATTGACTATATCTACATCACGAAGAGGTTTCTGTCCTCTTGTCAAGTTTGCTTCTACATCGTCTGCAACTTGTTTTGTTCTACGCAATACAACTCTTTCATTCTTTCCTGTGACTGCTGCACCATCAAAAACTTCGTCCATTTTCTGTATACCAGATTGCAACTCTTCAGGTGTAATAGATTTCTTTTTGCCAAACAAACCTCGAACATAACCACTGTTGGGATTCGTAAACATTTCAGGACGTATGGCTTCATCTATACTAGAGCGAGCAGCCTTACCAAGAGCGATTGCTTCCTTATGGCTACCGTATATGTCTCCAATCGTTTCTGCTGCTTTCTTACGCAATGTGGGGCGATTTATAGTGCCACCATTTTTAGCAATCTGTTTCTCTATATCTGCTGCTTTTAAGTTTTCATCTACACTACGTAACGCTGCATCAATCTCTGAACGCGCACCCATATAACGTATCTGTTCCAACGGAGATTCTACTGTACGTGCAACAGCCTGAGCCTTAGTTCCTTTACTTAATGCTCGTATACCTTTTGCTGTAAGTTTTGCTCCTGCCTTAACAGGCCCAATAGGAGTAATCGGAGTCAAAAGTTCCGGCCCCAAAGATGGAAGTCCTGATCCCAATGTTCCTTGACGCATAGGATTCAAAGATAAAAAGTTTTCAAAACTGCTAACGTTTTCATCTGGAGGAAGTAAAGATGACTGTACTTGAGTAAAAGATCCTTGTCCTGTTAAAAGGTTTGTAAGTGCTTGCCCACCTGTTTGATCTATTTCAGTTTCTTTGTAACCAGCTCCCTTTCGTATTGTTGGTCCACCTGAACCAATCATAAAACCAAACAACTCTTGTGCAGGACGAAGCAATAATGGTTCTACTATGCCTGAAATAGCATTTATCTGACGCAATCCATAGTCTAATCCAGTCTCAGAAATCACAGCAGGTGCTTCAGGAGAACGAGTTAAATCTATTCTGTTAGACATTTCCTGTTCGATCTCTTTATCAATAGAATCTAACTCTTTTTTTGTTAATACAGGTTCTGTATCGTCATATAGTGATGTTTCAACTTCTACTCCATAAAGACCAGCTGTCGTACCAGGAGGAGCTGGTCTATATTGTTTTTCAGATTTTTTTTGTTCAATCAATCTTCTTCGTAGAATCTCATATTTTTTATTATAAACTGATATTGCTTCTGCTGTTGTCAGTTCAGTAGGCTTACGTTGTCGCTCTAAAAAGGCAGAATATAACAACTCACCTGTTGTACCTTTTCGTATTTCACCTGTGGATGGATCTTGTATCAATCCCTTTACTGGATCAATCACATTACTTACTTGAACCGTAGATGGAATAGACTCAATAAACTCTCCTGTTCCATATCGTTGTGGAGCTAACTCTGTACGAAACTTTTGCTTGCCACGTTCAAACGCTTCTTCTCTTGGTACACCTTCTTTTACAAACTCTTCTGTGTACCGATATGGAGTAATAACATTCCTACCTTCAAGTGCTTGTGATACGTCTCTTGCTAGTTCTGCTTCGCTCTCTCCAGGAGTAATCACTTCATTTTTATAGATAAGCTGTGTCTCAAAAGCCTGTTCTTCTTTCAAACGTCTTTGTAAAGTTTGAAGTTCAGCACTATATTCAGGCAATCCTATTTCATTGTTTGCCAGCTTTTGTCGCAATCCATCAAGTTTATTGCGGATTCTTTCTACTTCTCTTGGGTCTGCCATGACTATTCCTTTGGAGTCAAACGTCGTAGTGCTTCTGTGTAATCAGGATTTGTTTGTCCATCGCTAAGTATAATAGGATTCGACGCTCTTTGTAAGGCCATTGCTCTACTATTATATACAGCCAAAGCACGAAGTTGTTCTTCAGGTCTACCTTCAAACTCTGTTTCAAGCCTTGAAAGAATAGTATCAAAGTTTTGATTATCTATATATGTCTTGTTTTGTTTATCAAAAGTCTCAGCAAATAATGACAATCCAAACTTCTCAGGGACACCCATACTCTTTATGTCATTGTCTCTTTTGTTTGATAACTCATATGCCTTTTGTTCTGTGGCCATATACTTTTGCTCTGAAGGAGAATACATTGTAGGGTCAAACTTTTGTGCCTGTGTAGGTTCAGCTAGGTCTGCCGCTCTACCTTGTATCTCTTCTGCACTCTTCATTTCAGGCTGTATCGAAGCAACCTTTCTCTTTTGTTGCAATATGTTGTACTGTCTTTCCAATGCCAGGTCATCAAGAAGTACTTGTTCTTCACGTGTAACTGCCAATGGATTATCTATAATAACTTCTTTCAGCTTGTTGTACGCTTCTACCGCTTCAGCAGGCAACCTCTCTTGTTCTTCTGCTGTTATCTCAAAGTCATTACGCAATGCCTCAAACACTGGCTGTGCTATTTTTCGTAGCTCTCTACCAATCGTTGTGTCGGTTCCTTCCAACATTTCTTTGTACACAGGAGGGCGAACAGGGCGACCAATCCTACCAGGTACAATGGGTCTTGGTAATGATGTGCCAGCTCCTAGCTTTTCTCCTGTAAGATTTCTATATCGTAACTGTACTTGTTCTTGATATTTTTTCTCTACTTCTTGTGGAGAGATTGTTTTGCCTTCTTTTAGTTTTCCTTGTGATGCGTTTAATCCTAATGTTTGATATTTTAAATCACCATGCAACCAATCTTCAATAATTCGTAATACTTCTGTATTCTGTGAAGTTTCATTTGCACGTAAGTCATTTATTATTTGATGTGCTAAGTCAGACTTTCTATATGGTATTAAATCTTTTCTTGTAGCCTTCTCACCTAAACCTGCTTGAGTTTTTTGTGATTCAGAAAAATATCTATTTATTCCTGAACTTAAATCACTACTCATAGTGGGAGCAATCCTTTCAATCGTATCTCCGTTTTCTAACTGCTGTTTTATTTTATCAACAGAATCGGCTACTGTCTCTGAATACAAGTCATGTGTCAAAACTCTTGCAGTCGCATAATCTTGTGCCCTAGATAGTTTATCATCTACCGCAAGTCCTTTTTGCGCACGTACCCCTTCACGTTGTAAATCTATATTTGATTGACGATATTTACGATTCATCTCTGCTTGTTGTGCATCTATCTTTTCTTTTGTCAATCGGTCTTGATAAGATACTTTTTCTTTTATATTGTAAAACTCTCTCTTTAGATTTTCTTTTGCAATCTTAGAGTTTCCTTGGATTATCTGTTGCCGAGACTTTTCGATATTTTTAAGCATCGTATCGAACAACTTTGTTTCATTTTCCAATACGTCTATTGCTGCTTCTCTTGCTTTTTGTTCAGATTGAAAGGCAACAAAAGCTTCTTGGTAAGCCATTTCCATAGATGACTTTATGCGTTCTTGATTTGTTTGGCGATAAGATTGTACAATCGCTCTTGCTATTTCAAAAGACATTAGTAACTTCCTGAAAACATTGCTTGTATTAAATCTGCATATCTTGGATCTCCCAACATCATTGTTGGATTTGAATACATCATCATCAACTGTTCAGGAGTCATTTTATTATTGTTGGCTACCATCGCATCACCTACAACATTTCCAGCTTGACCCAAAGGAGCGCCGGAAGCGTTAGCTCCTTCGATTGCTTTTGTGCCAGCTCCTATACCCAACATGTTTTGTGTCTGTTGTGATGTGTATCGTGCATCTTCACTCATGTTTTGTTTCATCTTCATTGTTTCACGCATGTAGTCTAGATTTTTTTGGTACTCTTCATCAGCAGCAATCTGCTGAGATTTTATTCCTGCTGTACCAAAACCTGCTTCTGCAATACCACCTATCGCTGACAATGCCGCTTGACGTTGTAATGCTTTTGCCTGTTGCTGTTGGGCTTCAAGTCTTGCCTTTTCCTCTGCCTGTTGTTGGGCTACGTCTGCATCACGCTGAGCTACTGCTTGGGCTACTTGGCCTCTTGCCGCTTGAGCTGTACCACTGAGTGCTTGCTGTTGTCGAAAGGCTGCTCCTTGTCCAATGTCGCCTATATTCTGTGCTGCACCAAAACGAGCCATTACTTCTCGCTCTGCTGCTTGTATAGGAGTCATTGATTGTGAGCGATATAGTTCACGCTCACCTTGAGTCATACCCAAAGCATTACGAGCCTGCATACGTTCTAGCTCTTGTAATCTTTTCTTTTGCTCAGGAGTCAACTTCAAGTCTTGTGACGCACCAAACTGGCCTGCCGCTTGTAGTCCACCTTGTACAATAGCCTTACCTGCTCCTGCAAGTATCGCAAGTTCTAATCCAGTCATTTTTTTCTCCTACATATAAAACATTTCTAGTGATACAGACCACGATATATTCTGACACACACCTGCTGTGGATGTGTTTACCAGTCCTATATTATAGCCTTTTATTTGTGACCCTATATCACGCAATATAAATCCATTTGTAATCTGTGTACCATCAATCAATACATCAAGACCACTTGCAGGTTGTTCTTTTATTTTATGTTCAACAGATACTCCTGCAATCGTAGGACTATTTAAAGAAGTAAATATAACTGTTTCGCCTAAACTAAGTGATGCTTTGCTTTGATGTATCATATGCCATTGAAAAAAGATTGTACATGGACGAAGTATATCAAACGTGATTGCTGCGTATGGGATTCTTAATCTTCGTGTATTGCCATTTGTTCCTTCACTTAACCATCTGGAACAATACGATGTACGATTTATAAATGCACCATTGTTTCTACCACCAAAAGTTCCTGAAACATTTTCTGTTATATTTGTTGTCGATGTATATCTACCCTGCATAATATGTTCAGTGTCTATCCACTTTGAAGCCAACTGCATATCCGATGCAGACAACTGCTGTTGTTTTTGCTTCATTGCATCCAGGTTATCTCGAACATCCTCTGCATTTAGTTTTTCGGAAGTCCATGTCTTTGGAAAACTTATGCTCATATTTCCTCCATTATCATGTAGGCCATATTACTAGCTCCGATTGTAACTTGATGCGTAGAAGCAGGACTTTCTAACAACTCCCAAGCATTTATTGGACTACCATTTACAGGACTAGAGTTGTAAAAGTTTTGTATTAAACCTCTACAACGCAAACGCAATCCATAGATTATATAGTTTTGATCTGCTTTATACCACCAACATCCATATCCAGTACGAGCTGGAGGAAAATCAACATTAGGTAAAGGCGATCCTGAATCGTACACATATCCATGGTTCAAAAGTGTACAACCATATGTTTCATTTGTAGCTGCACCATACCTATCAGGACTTACTTGTATATCTTCAAAATCACTTTGATTTGGAACAGGAACAAAAGCTCCACCACTTGATAACTGCCATTCTAACCATACAGCCCATGCTAAAACATTTCCTCCTGCAAAAAAGGGAGAAGCTACTGAACCTGCAACAGTATTTTCAAACTGCCAATATACTCTTATTACTTGATCTTGATTAAATAAAACAACACCAGTACTCCAAGTGTGAACAGTTATAGCAGGATCAAAAGGATCAACAGGTTCTTCATTTGCAGGAACAATAACAGAGCCTGTGTCTGTATCATCATCGGCTTTGTGCAATATGATTCCTGACTGGCCTGTTGATCCACTCAAAGAAAATGCAGGATGGTCTACACCTTCATTTCGTACATTGTCTCCATCCATAGGAAAAGCAGCATTGGCTTCTGTAAAAACTTGATTCAGCTCTGTACTTGTAAGTTTTTCTCCACGTTTGGGAGGATTGCTATTTGTTATTCTGCTCATCGCCAACGTCCTATAAACAAGTGTTGCATTGCCAAAAATGTAAACAGACAGTTTTGATTTTCATCATCGCTTGCAGATACAGAGCGAGCCTGTACTGTTGCTTTATTGGGAGATCCAGTAACAGGGAAATCACATACCATACGAAAAGTTACAATAGGATGCGGTATTTTATATGCTGTGCAAACTTCTACCCCATCAAACAAAAGTCTTATGCTTACACTCTTCACATTATCTACATGATATGTATTGTTATATATATGAGAAGAAAACTCCCAGTGCATCATTCCATCCTTAAATACACTGAAATCTATTTCATCCACAGTCACCCATCCACCACCATATGTATTGTATGACAATCCTCGGAAGTCTCCTCCTGAAGCCCCTGTGCCTGTATCTGTCAGTGGCTCCATATCTCCACGTCGAAATAATGTCATTGCATGAAAAGCTTTATCTTTTACTGCATCACGATCAAAGGAAGAAGCTGGCATCATTGTTCTATCGATACCACCATTCAATGAGGACTTGTACTGATTGTAGCCACGATTAAACTCTTTGTAGTCTACAATCGCATTGTCTCTAGGATATGCTTCTGTCCATTTCTTGCTCATAACTTCTTACCTTTTATGACTCTCATTCCTGAAACTGTAAAGTCTACTGCATATCCTATCACATGTACGTTTGCATTTGTCTCAATCTTCCATTGAAAATGTGAACATGCTGCACTATGAACATCATATCGAATCGTCGTTACCAAAGGTTCTTCCCAATACTTTCCATCATCAAGTAGCACTTTATCATATACTTCTTGATCTTCAAAGTCAGGTCGTTGCTGGCGAAGTCCTTCTGTCAGCTCTTGCCCGTTGTAGTTAAAGTCCATGTAATAAGACAAAGGTATATCTTGATCTCCACCTGTTGCGATAAACAAGTACACACTATGTATCTTCTTCTTTGTAGACGAGTCTCCCATGTCCAACCATGCACTACGCATGATTGATGTAAATGGAGGACTATCTGTCATTACATCTTCTGATATCGAAGAACCTGCTGCACGTATGCGAGACAAAACCATCAACCCATGTTCATCATTGGATGTAGCTGAATCGTCATTCATTCCAAAGATTACATCGCCTGAGCTATTTACAATAAGCTGGCCGGCAGGAATCTCTTGTCGTACAGACCATGTACCTTTATCTGTATGATATACCAATCCATAGTTATTCACAGCACTTCCATCTATGGGGAAATGAACAATATACTCTCGTCGTTTTCTAGAATACACAGCAGAAGCCTGTGTCAATGCGTCTACATTTATACGCTCAAAAGTATCTCGTAAATGTGGAGTTACATTTCGAACAGTCGGATTGTCATTATAGTCCAGGTTAATGTTTATACTGTACACACCATCATAAGCTAAGAACAATACACCCAATCCTTCTACACCTACAATAGTATTGGTAGCTCTTGTTCCTATGTATCGTGTGAGGTTGCTACTTTGAAAGTTTGGATAATCACCACGTACAATATCGATGCTGTATTCTCGAAAGATCAACATATTATTAAAGTAAGAAAATAGTCCTGTCAATCCTCCACCATTTCGATGACCCAACGTCACAAAGTTTAATGCAGCAAACCTGTCAGGTTGTGCAGGATAGCTGTAAAACAAAGTCAAATCATCATCACGACCACCATCTAAAAATAAACAATCTTTAAATGTACCAAGAAATCTGCACTTCATTGCAGGAAAAGGAATCGAATCTGTATCTACTGGAGCCAAACTTCCTAAGCCTGAATCTGGAAGATCGTCTATATAAAAATCATCAGCATTGTTGGGTATCTCAGCCAAAAAATAATATGTGCTTCCATCTGCACCACCATCATCACTAAAGTTTTTGGTGCGATAAATGCGTCTTGCAATCACATCATTATTTCCTGTGGGGATTTCAATCGCTAAAGCATAGTTATATGTTGCTCCAATCGTTTTCCAGGTTACTGTATTGCTATCTGTGCTTATAGGAGACTCAGCTCCAGCTGTATTAACAAAAGAAACTTTATATCTATATTTATTTTGTGCCTGATTTGTTGCAATACCCAAACCTTTATTTTTAGGGTCAGTCAAATCAGTTGCTTGATCTACGGTAAACCATATAGTTATTTTATTTTGTCCTAAAAGTGTTGTTAAAACATTAGTCTCTACTCCCCAAGCCACAGGAGCAGAAGGAAGATTATCAAATCCCAATGGGTACTCTACCAAATAGTTTGCTACTGAATAAGAAGTCACAGGCCACAACATAGACTTACTCGGTCGGTCATATCCATTGACGTATATTATGTATTTTCCAAACTGACAATACTGTGTGCCTACCTCAGATGAACGAGGCACTACTCTTCCAGCTGACAACACATTCTTTTTCAATGTACCATTAAAATCATTCAAGTGATACAGTGTACCTCCTTGTTCAAAGAGTATCGAATCTTGTGCGCCTTGGTGACGCTGAACATAAAATAGACTATCAACGTGATCTGTAAGAAAAGGATCAAAGTCATTGGCTGTGCTGTCAAACCTTTCATAACCAAAATGATTAGTCCAACCTCCAGTATACTGATCGACTTGCCAGTTTACCAGCTCTTGAACATGGTCTACTGGTTGTGGATAGTTTTCATGGATACCTTTTAATATATCTACTTTTGTATTCGTATCTTTCATGGAAGTCTCTTTAAAGGAGTCCACATTGGTACAGTATCTACACCACTCTCTTTCATAAATCCTTTTACAAATCTACGAGGCTTTTGTGTCAAGAATCTCTGTTCCATCTTTACCACTTCACGCTCATACTTTCTCCTGTATATACCTGCAAGAGTTGGGTTGTCATGCTTACCCAATACATCCATAAGGCAAGCGTATGCAAGCACAAGATGGTGTGATTGTGGAAGTTCAGGAGTATCTGTGTTTTCCATCAAACGAGCTGGCCTGTAAATAAAACGTACAGATAGATTAAAATCTTCTCCCTGTCTAGGATACAAACGTAGCTGTTGTCGATACCCTTCAGGATAATCAAAGCGATCATTCTCTAATACAAATGTTCCATCTTCAAAAGATGATTGAGTAAAGTCAATGTCAATGTTACCACCATCACCAACATCCACTTTTGTAACAGAGTAAATACCATCAAACTCTTGTGTATTATTCGCATTGTATATATATATGCGTCTTGCAAAAGGAATACGAGAAGGAAGGACAGGCAAAGCTATACGAAGTTGCTGCGTATCACTCAACTCTATTTCATCGGAAAACTTTGATAGACCGCTTTCCATTTCGTCTTGTTCACCACTGGCATCCCATTTTACATAGGTCTGTGCTACACGTACACTACGCACACCTTGGCCTGCTGACGTTGTGTTGGCACTTACACTAGGAGCTACTGTGGGAGTTTTCATGGAAATGCTATCTTGCATTATCCAATAGTTTGGAATGTTCACTTCATCCAAAGGTAGGTTGTAGTATTCATCCTCATATCGAGTCAACGGAATAAAACGCCCTACATCTGTGGGGGAAATCTGATAACTTCTTCGGCCTACCTGGAGCAAGCTAATACAATCTTCCGGTAAACGAATAAATCTTTGTTTGAACTTTATTGTCTCAGCAGTAAAAGAACCAAAGCTGGCATCAATATAAAAGCGAGTCAATGTTACAGGGTCACGATATAACACAGTGTATTCGGTCCCATTTATTTCTACGATGTTTCCTTCAATCCAAGAAGGTAAATCACTTGTAGCATCTACAATCGTAAGTTTTGATACACCACTGTAATTACCAGTAGCTGTTCGTGTTGTATCTGTGTACGCATTTATCCTTACCTCCTTTTGTGCAAAGGTAAACTCTTTGGTTGAGAACAACATCTGATAATGATGATTGATAATGTCATCTATCTGCTGACTATACTCACGATTTGTCGTTGGGTCATAGTCAATAATATTAGCAATGTATTGTCGTATGTCTTGTAGATTCATGTGTCACCTATAAAAAAGGGCTAGGCTAGACCGAATGGAATAACCTAGCCCTGGTCGCATGGAGAATGCTTAGAACTGAGGAATAACAAATACTTTTGCTGAGTTAGATGCAGCATCTTCCAAAGCATAAGCAAACATTTGTGGTACGTCAGCAAGTGTATCTGCACCACCACCTGCTGCATCTGTAAGAAACTGAGTTGCAATCGCAGCACGTCCACCAGTAGAAGAAGACATAAGGTATTTACCTTCTGTAGAACCTGTAGCAACATTAGCTTCAATGATTCCACGAAGACACACACGTACATTGTCTCCAATAGCAGCATCAACAATCGCAACACCAACACAATGATTGCTTGAAAAAGCAGCATTATCAAGTTGAGCAACCTTTAGAAGTTTGTCACTATCATCAGATTGAGCCAAGTCAAGAGTCACAAAGTCTCCTGCTGTGATTGCATCAGAAGCAATAAACACTTCTTCGATTCTACGATTTGAAGCGTCAACAGAAGAACCTGTGGTATCTGCCGCAACGTCAAGTCGTTGTAATAAGTTTTGAGTAGCCATGTGTCACCTCTAAGGAACGATAGTTGCAAATGCGTTAATAAGAATACCATGTCCTGACAAGTTTGCAGTAGCAAGCTGTGTACGAGTCATGATGTTTGCGGCCATTGCTGCATACCCTGAGATACGCTCAAACTCACCCATTTCAAAGTAAGCATCACGATCAAAGTATAAAGACAACAGTTTGGAGTTAAGGAACATTGCATCAATAGTACCAAAAAAGTTTTCAGTAGCACTACCATCTGTTTGGTAATCATTTTGTGTATTACCAAAAGTAATAGCAGATCCATTCATGTCTTGTGCAGCAACAGCAAGCTCAGGAGAAGTATTTCCTGAAAGAGCATCTGTAAACTTAGCACCCAAGTTTGGTTCAACATATACCTTTGCACCATTGAACATAAGTCCAAGTTTACCTGCCATGTCACGTTGCTCTTGAATAGAAGTGTATCGCTCTTGTGCGAACAAGCTATTCTTGTAAAGCTCATAACAACGAGGAGACATAAGGATAATGTCAATCTCACCTTCAGGAGCATATACTTGAGAATCAATGTATAGCTTACTCATGGCACGAAACAAACGAACAGCATGATCGGTTTCATCTGGAAAAGCAGAAGGACAATCAATGTATTGATTCTGAAATGTTTCAGTGTATGTAGATTTACTAAGGTTTCCTACAAGTCCACTTTGACTTCCGAATGGTTGACAATCAAGCCATCCTGTTGCAGAGAAAGGAGACAATGTTTCCAGCTCAGAAAGAACAGTAGATTCATTGTTTACAATCTGCTTACAGAACTCACGTTGCAACATTCCCATTACGGACTTAAGACGGGCTTCTGCAATGTTAATCACAGCACGATCGCCTTTGTTGGTAAGTTGTTCCTTCTCGGTGATTACTACGGGAGCAACAAAGTCACACCAGTTGTATTCAGTCTGACGAAGAGGATCTTTTACTGCAAGGTTTACAGATTCGTATCCACTGGACAGCTGAGTAATCATCGAATGTTCAGTCATAATAGCAGGGCAGTTTACCTTGCTTCCACCATCACTCTCAATAATCGCACCATGTGAACGGATTGCATCAAGAAGGGGGATGTTTTTAAATGTATTGTCTACCTCACGATCTTTTAAGATACGCAGGGTTGACGCTAGTATGTCGGGTTGGATAGCCATTTTAGGCTCCTACGTTAAAGGTTTTGTTCATCGCACTCGTATCCTATCGTGAGGGGAGTCTGCATCTACGTGTCCTAAAAACAGGGGAATCTGCATTGCGACATGATTATTGTATAACATATTTATTTCTGTTGCTTTAATAAATGTTGGTACAAGTCATTGGCTTTCATCTTTGTAGCACCTTTGGGAATCGTCTTCCCCTTGTTTTGGCCTACTCCAATCTTAAGTCCACTTACCTTTGCAGCGTTCTTAAATGCCAACTCTTGTACTTGTCGACGCTCAGATGCTGTATGACTTCTTCTACCTTTTACAATCCAGTATGCATCTTGTAGTGACAAAGATTCATTGTCCAACAATGCTTGTCGAACATCTGTTTTTAATCCTTCGTCAGAACTCAGGTCAGGATGCTGACTCATAAATGTATCTATTTTGGCTTTTGCGGATGCTTTCATCTGTTGTTCGGCCATTGGCTGTAATACAGATTCCAATCTTTCAGCAACAATCTTATTTACATATCGCTGAAAAGACTCTGTATCGTATGGGTCAAACTCTCCGGCATCTTGTTTTGCTGCTTCTTGAATCGCTTTGTATGCAGCATTATCTTCTAAACTCATTTTCATAGCTTGAAGATGTTGTGCTTGTTCAGCCATTTCCTTTCGTTCTGCTGCCAGCTCTTGTGTCTTGCGAGTATAATCTGCACGTAGCTGTTGCATTGCTCGCTGACTTTTATCATCGGCTTGTTCAAACAGTTTATCCCAAGATTCTCCTTCACGAAGTCCTTCACGCTCAGGAGGCTCTTCTCCATTTTGCTCTGCTTCATGACGAGCCAATAACGCTTCTACACGTTTGTCATAATCATCTTTGTAGTTATCAATAGATGGTCTTTCATTTACTGAGACTTGATTCTCGGAGACTTCGGGAGTGTCCTCCGATGGAGTTACAGTTTCAAGATTAGGGGTTCCTGTATTTTCGTCTGACATATTATATCCTTGATGCAAATAGTTCTTCGTCCGATACTTCCATATCACCCTCAGACATTGGGGCGGGTTCTACTGTTTCTTCTGTTATCACTTCTTCTTCACCTGGTGCAAGAAAGTCTTTAAACTTTGCATCATTTACTACACGTTTCATAAGTGCAGAAAGTTTTGCCAAGTCATTATCTGAAGCAATCGCTGTCATTTCCATATCTATTGGTACACCAGCTTGTTCAGCTATTGTCATGATTGCCATAATCATCTGCATGAGTTCTTGTGGCAACATTGTCATATCTTCTGTGTACTGTGGCATTGGTTCTTGTTGACCCAACATAGGCATGATTTCATTGACTACATCTACAACAGCGTTTAATCCTCGTGAGGAAAACTTTCCTTGGGGAGTCATTATCTGCATCCCTTCTTGTTCGGCTGCGTCCATTCCTGCTCCAATGGCATCGGCTTGCATCATCATTTCCTGTGGTACTGACATGTTATACTCCTATAAAACTTGTGCAACAGCTTGCGGGGAACCTTGTTGGCCTTGTTCAAGTGCTGCTGTGGGGGAAGGTTGTTGTTGTGTCTGAGCTAAATCTTGTATTCCTTCTACTTGTGTTTCCAAAAAATCTTCCGGAAGGTCAAGTTTGCGTACAAGTTCTTGTAATACTTTTTGTTGTGGAACACCAAGTTCCATCAACATACCAATAGAGTTCATAAAGTCTTGTTTTTTTACAGCATCAGATACAGGTGTCGCTCCTGCATCCAAAGCATAGAAGTTAAAGTCTCCATCTAAATCTTCTTGTCGGACTACCTGAGTCTTGCCATTGATAACAATAACATCTGGATCATCTTCTAGAAAAATCTTCATCATGCTGACATATACAGAGGCGCAATGTTCAATCATTGCATCACGTTCTCTTGCCAATCTTCCGATTTCCGATGAACTATACGATGCCAATGCAGTAATCTCTGTGGCGGTAGCTCTTGTTGCTTCACCTCTTGTAAAGGGAGCCATGACAGAGCCACGCTGAAAATCATCATTTACTTGTCGAACATATGTCTCCAGCTCAGCAGGAACAGAAGCATGTGGGACCGCTTGGATTGAACCTGCAAGATTCTGACTAGGAGATAGCTCTGCTTCTATATATTCACCATCTGCACCCAAGGCAAGTTTTGCCATATCTTCATCGGTAAATACACCTTTCTTTACAACCCATTGTCTTGCTGCTCTACGTACCATTGTAGACTGGTATGTACGAATAATGTTTGTCTCTTCTACCTGGCTATATACTCTGCGAAGTGCAGAATACCCACGAAGAGGAAGATCAGGTTGACGAGAAAAGTACAAAGGAACAAGAGGTGCAATAGGATTATTGGCTGCATCTGTAAATGGTATCTGATCGTACTTCTGTTTTTCGGATTCTTCACCATCACCTATCTCGATCTCTACTCCATCAAACAACCACTTCTCACCATTAAGATAATCAGGACTCCAAACATACATCTTGTTGTTTTCCAAGTCATAAAACTCTACAACCTGGATGTATTCAAAAGGACTTTCAGGTTCTTGACCACTTTCATTCAATGCAGATAGATTGACACCCATATATCTTGCATTGTTTTCGCTATTATCGTAGTCCAAAAATCTTATCAACTGGTGAGTAGCATATCTTTTGTTGCCATACTTGGCTTTTGCTTCCTGTAAAGTGATGTGGTATCTGTGGCCTACATACTTTTGCTGACTCCAAGATCCAGCATCGGTATCTACAACAACATCCCATGCCGCAACTGCTGACACACCCACACGCTTAAATGGATCAGGATGCTGTGTTGCATACAGTTTCAGAAATGCACATGGGTATATCAGGGCTAGTCGTGACACATCCTCTATCTGTGTGCGGATCTTATCAAGGAACGCATTGGATAGGGCTTGGACTTTGTTTGAATCCCCTCTTCCTCGTACATCACCCTTGACAACCACAGAAGGATTGCGTGAATACAACGAGGCAATGTAACCTTCTACGTATTCATATGCACGTGTTGTTTCAATCAAAACCTGGTCGGGTGAATAATCTTTATCCCAAAACCTAGTCATGTACGCAGCTCGTAACTTACGAAGTTCTGACTTCTGTTCATCCCAATATGCTTCATGTCTACGAAATAAAGCCTCGGCTATCTTTGCTTTCATTGTGCGCTCCTATATGGCAACCGCATCAAGCGTATCCGCTTTGCTCTTTTATTGCTAATCAATCTATCCATCAAACCTTGTTTCGCATTGCGAACCATATAACTTGGTATATCTCTAGCACACCTGTAAGCCAATGCCATTGCATCAGCCATATCATCATGTAGGCCATTTGGTGCTTCAGGAGCTACTTTGTATATCGTCATACTTCGAAGTTCCATCAAGGTTGTCATGTCTAGTCTTGTCAGCATATCGGCAGATACCATTTCTCGTAAAATCTCGTAAGCCTCAATCTTGCTTTTTGCAGATGTAACCCAATGCTTACCTTCTGCACTATACCAAAGATTTGTATACCCATAGTCAATGAGCTTCTGAATCACTACATGTCCATGGTTATTACTCTCACACAGTATCAAAGCATCATTATACTTCTGTCCAATGTGCATAATCTTTTCAGAAAACTCTACTGGACTAATCGTATTGCACCTGTATTGGTATACTACTTCTCGGGAGGAAAGAGAAACCACACAGATACAAGAATAATCACCGCCCACACCACCAGCAACATCCACTCCAATGGCATATACATCCTCATTGTATACCTCCTTTTCATACATACGTTCATTACCATCAAAGATGATCGGCTCTACTTTGTCAAGTGCGTCAGGATCAAAATAGGCAGAAGAACCAAAAGAAAAAGCATCATCAATACTGGCAGGATACTCACGCTTAAACTTATCAATGCCAATCGTGGCTACCTGTTCTCGTCTCCACTGTATTTGATCGTCATCTAATCCATACAAGTTTATGAGTTTCTGTTCTTCCTCTGTATATATCATGTCGGTTGGAGCTGGAGTCCTGTAGTTCTCATGCTGCCACCACCAAAATGTTATCAATGTCCATCCATTATCCGGTGCTTCCTTGCACAATCTATGAAATACGTCACCCACAGTATTCGGTGTAGACTCAATAACAATCTGGCCTTTACCAACAGTAGCAACAACCTGAGCTAATACTTCTCCTTGGTCGGGATAAAAAGCAAACTCGCTCAGATGTGCAGCGTTCAGTGTAAAACTTCTTGTTCCTCCACTTGAACGAGCAGTGTACGACGATAGGCCTGCTTGTGTATCATCGAAAATCATATCGGTTGTGTTGTCAATCGAACAATGACGCTTCAACATTTCAGGCAAACCATTCAAAAAAAGATTGTCCATCTTCCGAAGATGCTTTGCGGAACGGTCATGGAAACTCAATACACCATACTTTATCGGGTCATGACTTGTGTATATCTTCCAAAAGGCAAACGCTCTCAATAAAGTACTCACACCAATCTGACGTGGCTTTACAACAATAATCTTATTGCTCGTCTGTATCTGCTTCAACAACTGTTCCTGCTCAGGATACAGGTCAAACTGCTTATATGCTCCTGTGTATTTATCCTGGACTCTCAGCAAACGAAAAAACAATACCGGATCTGACAACAACTTCTGTAGCTCTGCCCTGTGTCTGCGAGGAACCTTGTACGATATATACGGAGCCTTACTCATTTCTTATCTACCAGCTTCAAGATACTTTTCATTTCACCATCGTTGGCCGAATGAAACTTACCTTTGATTCCCTTCTTGTTGCGAAACGTATCAATCACATACTTTGCAGCAGAAACCTTTGCACCATCATTAGCACTACCCGCCATAACAAACTGCAATGTCTTGTACGCAGTATCCAATAAGTTCCTCTCTCGTACCTCTGTATCAAGCAAAGGCTCGTTGTATCCTATCACAAGAGCTTTGAAATCTGCCTTGGACTTCCAGTTTATCAACGTCTGTCTAGATACTCCAACTTCATTGGCTATCTGCTTCAAACTTAAATAACCCTGAGCGCACAACAATGCTGCCTTCTTATGCTTCTGTGTAATCTTCATCGCCATATCATAACCTACTTATTTGGATTTGTATCTGTGGTTCAGTGTAATCTGCACAATACCATTTTTGCCCAAGAACCTCAACAACCTGACTATCATCTTCCCATACACCTGACATATTACAAGCATCCATCACCAGCTTAATATAGTTATCTATATCTGGCTTTGTCGTTTTCAAAATCCTATCACCCTTTCCCATACTCACTGGACGCTTACACATAAACTTACAATATAAAGCAATCGGCTGAGGCTTTTCGATAACCTCTTCCCTTCTTTCCTTTATATGATTCGCAATCACTTCCATAGCATCCTTTGTTTTTTTCGGAGTATATGTTCTTCCTTGCTTGGTAAATCTCGGCCTACCCTTAGCTACTGGATTCATTTTGATAAAAAAAGTCTGTACCTTTTTAGATTGTGTGTTTTCTTCTTCTTCCATGCCTACTCCGTAATGCTTGTACACAGTACCTCCTTGCGTGTTTTATTTTAAAACTATATCATCAAAAAAGTATCTGCAAAAATAGTATAACCAAAACCTGTCCACAGTGCCTTTAAACGCTTCAAAGTATAAAAAGTAATCCGGATATTTTTATGGCTCCCCAAATATTGACATGTCAACAGATTGGGGGGTAGGGGGGGGTAGTTGTAGCACTGAACAGATGTTCATAGTCTGAACACTGTTCACTAGGGATTGACACTGAACACTTGTACAGTAGCTGAACACTTGTACAGTGGTAGTTAGCGTGCTGAACGCTGTTCACTACTGAACAGACGTACAGTACCTCGTTATATACTGACGGGTAGATAAATGGATAGCATGTATAGCCATGAGAGCTACGCGCGAATCGATCGCTGCAATAGCGAAGGGGCAATAATCTACTCATGAGTATATAAACACTGTTCGGTTATCTACTGACTAGTCGGTTATGGTTTTGCTGGTGATGGGGTAATGAACGCTTGTTCAGTATCCAAACACTGTTCGGTTACATATACATATGAACACATGTTCATTTTTTACGACGGAACGTAGTAATATACTAGATGGTAGAATAATCTTTTCAACGTCCTGAATGAAAATACTTGTACGTGTTCAAGGGCCTGATGAAACTTTATAGATATATCTTTGCACTCTCCATATTGTTCCATTTTCTCCTAAAAGTTTATAGAGATAAGAGAGAGAACATTGATAGTATATTCATCAATATGTCAGGTTGTAAGTATTCTTTTACTGTTCGAGGAATGTTCAATATAGATAAACAGTTGAACATTCATCGAAGAACAAAGAAACATATATATGAACATTCGAACACACATATATATATGAGTATCAAAAAAAAAAAAAAAAAAAAATTAGAAAAAGAAAAAAAAACAAAAAAAAAAAAAAAAAAAAAAAAA